CCCAAGCCGTACGTGGTAAACTTCCTGTAGTCCATACTGGTTTTTTAGCAATAACGGAATCTAAGTAGTTATAGGTCACCATTCGATCTATTACATCGGATCCTGTACTACAATAGAACCAAGTTACTTCTCCAAATAAATTATTTAATCCACAGTTTACTAAATCTCTTGGTGTAGAATTTAAACCATCGTAGACATAATCTTCAACAAGGCATGGCATTGTTTGCAGCTGACCTGCATATTGAAAGAATCCATTTTCAGACATCCAGAAAGCAGTTCCATCTACTTCCACCGCTGCATTCTTACCTATTAGTCCACAGTTCGTTCCTGCTTGTTCGAAAGAGAAGGTGAATGGAGCTCCTACGAATCTCATTAGATAGAGAGCTGTATCGGTCCATATATAAATAACATCTCGACCTCTTTTAGCTCCTATAATTTTGGAACCATTAGCAAGTCTTTGTGTACCTGCGGTATTGTTAGCAGTTACCGTATAAGAATCTGAATCATTAATACTTTCCTGATTCGAGAATCGAATAAACATATCATTTTGATTAGCGGCTACTGTTACATCACTTCCTGTTACAGTTCCAAAGAAAATTAAATGACGATCGGTAGGAGATACAATCATGTGTCGTGAAGCTGCGGGTGCATTAGACATCACTGTTGCCCGTTGTCCTGTTGGATTGGCTGCTGCTGCATCCCATTCAAAACAGGCTCCATTATAAATAAGAGCAATTAATTTTGTACCATAGTTATCTAAGATCCATAAACCAGGATCAATGGTATAGTCAGAAGAAGAAGCATCTCCCCATCCTACATACTCAGAAATATTAGTAACTGTAGCTCCCGCTAAATGGGAAGCTAACGTGGTTCCGTTCGTGGCTCTTGGGCCTCCGGTTAAAGTATTCGTTGCAGTATCATTAGCCGTGAAACCAATGTCTTCTGTTCCAATTCTAATTTCTCCTGAAGCTGGAAAAGCAGAAGAGTCGGCTAACACTACCGTAGTAACTCCAGCATCAGCTGCGAGACCTGTTGCCAGCGTCGTGGTTGCGGGTCCTGAAGAACTCCCTGAATAAGATCCGGTTCCCCATCCATAACCTCCAAGTTGCTGAGCCGGTCCAACCGTATAATAACATTTGCCTGTGGCACTTCCTGAATTACTTAATTGAGTTCCTGTTTCCGTGGTTGCCATCGTTACCGTAATCGTGCTTGCGGTCGGTGCTGATGTCACCATAAATTTTTTTCCTTCAAAGGAAGCATCGTTATAAGTAGAACCCACCGCTGTAACTCCACTTACGGATTCCATTAACACAATATCATCATCAATCAATCCATGAGGACTTGGAAAAGTTATTGTGACTGTTTTTGTGCCTGAGCTACTACTAAAATCACAACCAGCAATCGAGGTTCGAATAGGGTGAATGTCATAAAATTGACCCCCGGAATAGACATATAAAATTCTATTGGTACCAATAGCTGCGTATTTAACACCAGCATTATCATCAAAATGGTGTAAAGCTCTAGCTGCTCCTGTTAGTTTATCTTCTCCTAACTGCTGCCAGCCCCCTATTTTTTCAGGAGAGCCATATCTAAATCGTACATAGTCACCTCCAGTCCATTGACCTTCGGCACCTGTAGATGTGACTTGTTTGTTAAAGCCGGGTGTAAAACCTAGTTTTTGTAGCATAGAAAAATCCGTTTAAGTTTAAATTATACTAGATCTATGGGGATTTCAACTGCTTATGAAGAGGCGTAGAAGACCTTTGTGGTGGAAAGAATCCCCCACGCCGATCTTTATTATATCTTATTTCTTCTTTGGAGGCAACTTAAAACCTTTAAACCATGAAGGAAGACCTAAAAATGGTCGTTTATCATACAGATTATCTTTAGCTGTTTTTTTACTTTTATCATTATAATGTAAAAAAACTTGCCCACAATCTTTACCAGGAAAAGGATCTCTCCAGTGTTCTAATTCACACCCCATATAAACAAGCATATCTCCTTGATCTAAATTTACTTTTACTCCAGCCATTCCAGTTTTACCAGATGGTTCTAAATAAATAGGCCAAGGATCTCCTCCTAAATTCAATGTGGTAGATATTTCACAAGAGTATCGATCCTTATGTCTGTGTAAAATATCCCCTTGCTTATAGATTCGTGCATAAGAATAGGCTGGTTGTAATTTAAACCCTGTTTCTTTTTCCATTTTTTTATGAAGTCCTTGAAGTAAAGTATCCATAGCGATATCACAATAATGAGAATAAGTATTAGGAATCTGTTCATCGCTCCAGGTTCCCCACTCTTCTGCAAAAGGATTAATCCATTTAATATCAAAAAAGAATCTGGCCACTCTTCTTTTATTTAAAAAGTAGGTATACACAAACTGTGCGAGTTCTTTAGAGACGGCTTGTTTTAAAACTTTATATTTATTTTTTTTGAACGACATGTTTCTCCTTTATTAATTGTTTTCTTTTCTCTTCGATTAATGTTTCCACGAAATCATCGGGAAGTTTTTTAGGATGTTGTCCTAAAATAGTTTTAACATAAGCATTCTGTGTAGCCTGAGGCATGTGTATTATTTTATTTTTTCTTGTCATTTTTTTGTCTCTCTAACCATGTTGGTTGATGAGGTTGTCCTAAGACCCCATTAGGAATTGCTTGTATATTAAAATGAATAAAACGAAAAGGTTCGTATCCATTATCTACACTATACATATGAGGTAAATAAGAATTAAAAAAGATTAAACGCCCTGGTTTAACATTGTAATTAACTTGATAAGACGCTGCCGTTATTTGAGCAGGATCTTTTTGAGGTAATAAATTCATCATTTGGCCTGGTCGAGGATCTTCAAAGATAGGTCTTGAAGTTTGGGGGCCGGCTTTTAAAAAATAAAACCCAGAGATATGCCCATTCCAGTGTGTATGAAGGGTATGATGTCCTCCTCCATCTTTAGAAAATTCTTGAACCCAGAGTTCTGTAATGTAAATAGTATGATTAGATAAGTCAAATCCTTGTCCATCCAGTAGATTCCATGCCGTTGCTCCAATATAATCTTGTAGTACTTTAAATTGAGGATCATTAATCAACGTAGTTGAATGATGCACCCAGGGGTGTTCTCCCTTGTTACCATATTTTTTATTTCTTTTTTTAATGTCATCTAGATTATTTAAACGAGCTTGTTTGATGTAAGCGTCAGAAGCTATATTGAATGGTTTAATCCATTCAGGTTTATCGGTCCAATAAACAGGAGAAGAAAAATAGTGTTCTGTAGTAAGAGGTTCAGGTTTACCTCCTTCTGATTCTTTACAAAGTTGTTTTAATGATTTTTTAGTTTTCTTTTTCATTTAAAAGGCGTTCCCAAATTCCATATCACTAAACTATATCTTGATCCTTTTTTCACAGGACATACTCTATGCCATACGAAAGAAGGAAAAACTACCAGAGATCCTTTAGGTCTAATTTCTTTACATATCATAGTATTTCTTTTTTTATCTGGATCCTTATTTCTTAAATCAAATTCCAGTTCTCCTCCTTTATAATCTTTTTCATCAGATAAAGAAAGGGTAACGGACAATTTTCTTATTTTCCCATGACTTGGGGTATTAGGTTGATTGTAGGGTATTTCCCAACTATCACAATGCCAATCATAGTATTGACCTTTATCATATTTAGTAAATTGACATGACTCTGACCAATCCCAGGTAAAGTTCCAGCCTGCGTTAACATTAGCTTGACGAATAAAAGGATGTAGTTCTTTATATACCCAGTTTTCTGATATCCAAACTATATTAGAATCTCTTTTCTTTTTTAAATCTTTAACTTGTTGTTGATTAAGTTGTTTAGGATCTCCACCATAACCTCCGGTTACAGCCATTTGTTCTTTAATCTGTAATCCATATTTAACAATCTTATCACAGATATGATCTGGGACGGCTTTTCTATAATACCAATAATAATCTCTAAGGTTCATCTTTCTCTTTCTTTATATCACATTGAACTTTTAAG